GCTTTTTTGGCCGTTGGCTTGGGTTTGCGACCACGGCCGGCGACCGTGGCGGTGCCTCCCATCGCGCAACTCCTAAATTTTTAATTTCGCGGGTGTAAAAAAACGTTTGAGGGCGCGGTCTAGAAGCGAAAAGGCCCAGACTTTCGACCCTCCCCCTCCCTTTCTGCGCGAATCGTTCTCACTTGATCGTTTTTCACTGATTTTCGGTCGATTTTCTGTTTTCAGCGCCGTGAATTGCCGAAACCACCATACTCGGAGGCAGTTTTGCTGGAGTGGCACGGACCACACAGGCTCTGCCAGTTGTCACGATCCCAGAACAGGGTCATGTCACCTTTGTGCGGGATGATATGGTCAACATCCGTCGCCGCGACCACCTTGCCTACCTGCTCGCAGCACCTGCATAGCGGATGCTTGGCCAGCCAGCCTGCCCGAGCCTGCTGCCACTTATAGTTGTAGTGGCGCTTGGTGCTGCTCTCTCGGGGCTTGGCCCAGGTCGAGCTCTTGAGTAGGTGAGCGTGATCATCACAGTACCGAGGGTTACGGGTCAGGGTGTTGCAGCCCTGGGCATTGCACGGCTTCTGCGGTCTCAGCGGCACGGGGTGCCATCCATGTACGTCAGCGGGCGGGCATCAGGGTCCTGCTCGGCCTGATCCTCTGCCAGCGCCTGGATCAGTAGCGCCTGGTGCTCCTCCATCCGCTCCAGCAGCGCGGTCTGTTTCTTCATCTCGGCCAACATCTCGGCCTGTAAGCAGTTCGCTTGCTCGCTCATAGGCCAGCCTCGTCATCTTGTTGAACCATTCGCGCCTGGCGGCGCATCCACTGCAAGCCATCACTCAGAGCTCCGACCTGGAAGCTTGAAGCCGGTGACCCGATCAGCAAAGGCGCGGACCTTATCGACGCCCAGCAACCCGACCATGCCACCAAGCAAGCCGGCGGCTGACGGTGGGATACCAATCAGCTCGAGGCCGGACAGCATCGACAACGTGATACAGCCACACAGCAGGCTCTCAAAGAACGCAGCCTTGCGTGTGCCACCACCGTAGATGATCCGCAGCGCTGAGATTGATATCGCAAAGCCTGCGGCATAAAAGGCCGGGGCGTGCTGGCTCAGCCACGCGAGTACAAGAACCCAGGTGTCTGGCTTATCGGGCATGTTCGGCATCTCAGGTTCCTCCCTTTCGGGGAGTGAATAGATCAGCTCCAACAGCACTCCCAGCTCAGGGCGATGGGTGTGGTGGAGCCGAAAACGAAAAAGCCCCGGCATATGCCGAGGCTTTGAATGTTGGAGCAGTCTTAGTGTTTAGCCGAGCTGATTAGCCAACTCAACGGTATATCGCCGGTATTCTGTTTGGTCTGGACTGAGAAGTACCGATCCTTCATGAGCCTCTAAGGAGTCCCGATTATAGTCAGCCCACTCCATTTCTCTGGCCGCTTCCCGAGCGCTCGTTTCGTTACTGAACCAGCCAATAACATCACGCGATCCATGAGCAAATTCGACGTCACGAAAGAGAATAAATATTGGATTCATGAAGGGCCTCAAATCAAAAAGCCCAACTCTAGAGTCGGGCTTTGCTCGCGGAAAAACCGCAAAGTAACTTAAATCTATATATCGTCCCCGGTCCTGTCAAGCCGCCTGACGACGAATATCTAAAGCCCCATCAATCCAAGCGACACCTGCCTTCCAGAGCTGTCGCGTCTTCTCTTCCCCGAAGCCCATTTTCTTACCAACCTCCATTAAGGAACTGTCGAGCCTGGTGTAGTACTTCATCAGCACCTGGCCGCATTCTGGATAGCGCTTGAGCAGCCGACCCATCAAGCCATCGATCATCAGGGCATCGTCGTCGGTGATCATTGGCGACAGGACGGTGTTCTCGCGGGAGGCGCAGCACGACACGCCAGAGCCCAAGATAACCCAGCGGCCCCAATGCTCCAGCAGATCCTCGGCAGTACGTTCTCTAAAGCTCGGTGTGAAGGCCATGGCTCAATCCCCTGTGAAGTTCGACCCGCCGGCACCGCGGCGGTTGTTCTGTTCGTATTGTTCGTGCGGTCCACCCTGTGGGAGCGAACTACGCAAAATCCGGCCCTTTTCGATCTCTCGACGCAGCCGCAGGCCAAGCTGCATCAGCATTTCACCCTGTGGGAGCGAGCAAAGCGTCAACGCATCCACCCAGCCAGATGCATGGCAGTGCGCGCAGGGGATCTGATGGAATACGCCCTCGATGAAGGTCTTGCCCACGCAGACCGGGCACTCAGTGAGATCTACTGCCTGCACGCGGAACGCTGGGCCGTGGGACTTCTTCATTGGGCCTCCAGCAGCTGCTGGTGGACTTGATAGATATCGTCCCCATCAGAGCAGTGAGCGGTGTGCCTCACCAGGTGCTTGTCACCGCCGACCATCCGGACCTCAAGCGCTCTGTACCCGTTGGAGCTGCGAATACACATCGAGCTGACATCAGCAGGATTCACCGCGAGGCCGGTGGACTTTTCGAGCAGAATCATCATTTTTAAACCTCGCCTATGGTTGATTCTTGAATGGCCTTGCAGCCCTTGTTTTCCGTGGCTTCCAGCGAATTACCGGAATCTCCCGTTCTAACGCCGGTCAACCCGTGAATCAGGACAAAGCCACGCTGATCTAGATGCGCGTGCCACTTCTCCAGGGCATCACGCTTGCGTCCCATCACGTCGGACTGGATGTACACCTTCACGTTGTGGCCCATGGCATGGTTGATCAGTAGCTCGCCAATCAGGTGGTCGATGCCAATATCTGCCCAACCGGTGCGGGCCACCTTGCGCAGGTCGTGGCTGGTCCACTCACCACGCCCCAGGCGCGTGAACACGGCACTGGCCTGGCCCTCGCTCAGTGGCTTGCCGTTGCGCGCTGGGAATACGTACTGCCCGTCGTAGCCATTGGCGTACTGCCAGTCGCGGTAACGCTTCAGGATTTCGCACATCTGCTCGGTCAGCGGCAGGTGATGCTCGACGCCGGTCTTGGTGTGATCGCCAGGGATGAACCACTCGCGCTCGGCCAGGCTGATATGCGGCCACTGGGTCAACCGGCTTTCACCGATGCGCGTACCGTGACACAGCATCAACAGGGCGAGCATGGCGTCACGCGGAGCTGAGACGAACACGCCAGCCAGTTGCTCGAGCACTTCAGGTAACTGGACGCCACGCAGCCGGGACGGCTTGATCCCAACCTTGGCCTTGGAGAAGTCGCTGAACTTGATGCCGGCCATGGGATTAGAGGCGATCAGGCTCAGCTTGAATGCCTGGCGAAAGGCCAGGGCCAGGAGCTGGAACACCAGGCGCACGTAGTCGATGGATAGCGTCTCCTGCAATGGCCACATCAACTGGCTGTCCAGGGTGGCCTTATCGACTCCACTTAAGGAAAGGTCGCTCAGTCGCGGGATCAGGTGGCACTTGATAGCCGAGGCGCCGGTTTTCTTGCGCTTGCTCGACAGGTTGCGATCACGGGCCATGCGCTCGGCGTACCAGGACAGCAGCTCACCGACGGTTGCCCACTTCGACAAACTGGAGCCCTCGCCCGCTTCAAGGCGCAGGCGAATGGCCGGGAGTGCCGCGACCACCTGCTTGGTGTTCAGGTCGGGGTAGCTGCCGATCAGGTTCCACTCGCGTTTATTGACCAGGTACCAGGATGCGCGGTCACGTGCCTTGGTGAAGCGCAGGTAAAGGCCGCGGTTGTCGGTGTCGCGCAGATCCCGCACAGCACCGGCGGCCTGGCGCTTGATTTCGGCGTCGGTGATTTTTACGGCGGCGCTGCTCATGATGATGCCCTCGGCCAGATATTCAAGCCTTCCTTCTCGCCACCGTCGTAGCAACTACGAGCCCTGTTGTGTCGTTCATTCCAGCGCTCGATGGCGATCCGCATCACGTCAGCCACCTCGAGGTCGTAGATATGCTCAAATGTGCCGAGCGAGCACGTATTGATCTTTGGGCCTTGGGCGCCGCAGTCATGGCACCAGACATGCGCCTCGTACTCTTCATCGAAGTATTCGTTCTGCTTCTGCTCTTCGAACACCTCTTCCTGGGAAATCCAGTTGTGCGCGATGATGCACGGCGGCCCTTCGCAGAATGGGCACGGATTCATCTTGATTGGCTCGATCATGCCGCAGCCCTCGTCTGTGGTTGAAGTAGGTAAGCCCGGATCGCCTCAATGGCGTCGAAGTGCCCACGGCAGACGATGGCCAGGTAACCCTGATCGGTCAGCGCCTGCAGGTATGCGTCTTGGGCCGGGGAAACAGCGGCGTCATGCGGAGCTGTCGCCTTAAACTCGATGTACAGGCCGAAGTACCCGCCGCGGGCCATCGGCAGCACCAGGTCGGGAACACCGGCCTTCACGCCCTGCTCTTTCAGCTTGATCGCCACCAGCTTGTGCCGGTGCCCACCGTTCGGGACGTGAAAAATGAGCTTGGCGGCGACTGGGTAACGCA